GCGGTATTTTGGGGTGCGTGGCTACCGCCATCAAGTGCGAGAACCTTATACAGTTTTGCTTTCAGTTCGTCATATGACTTGAAGTTTTTTGGATCGACAAGTTCTGCTAGAGAGTGTTGGGATTCCCAAATACCCTCTAAATCCTCATCAGAAATCGCATTGCCTGTTGAGTCAGTCATTGGCCCAGCAGATGCGAAATCTGACTTGTCATAGTTACGATAACCTTCGACATTCCTTGCCTTCAGGTTAAAGTTTGCACCTTCCCAGAAATCGAATGGATTCACTGGTGCCTCATCTGGAAACTGCGGATTCATCAAATCATTCAGTTTGTCGAAAATCTTCTTACCAAACTTGTATTTGAAAACCTTACCCTCATTTTGAGGATTTGCAGGATCCTTTACTACATATACATTCGCTGTATATGACAAACGGCGCTTTTGCTTACGAGCAATGTCTTTATCAGACTCTACGCCAGAGTTCCACAGTTTGCTGTTATATTCAGAAACTGGGTCATCTTGACCGATAGTGGTCAATGAGTTTTCGATATACCAACCACCTGGTCCTTGAAACCCATGGTCCCAAACACGAACAAAAGGCATATCCTCACCCTTAGGTGCTGGCAAGAAACGAAGGACTGCATACCCGTTACCAGCCTTATCGACTTCGAGTTTCCAGTAATCGTCTTGTTCGGAATTGCTACCGCCCTGTGTGTTCATTTTCTGAAGTTGTGAGTTCAACTTATCGAATGAAGATGAGCGTGACTTTTTGAGTGATGCAAAAGATGTTGTCATATATATTCTCCTTTATATGCGATGTATTGCGTTATATTACACGATGTTTTCGTATTTGTCAAGCAAAATCTCTTTATATTTTTCAATATCAAAGCCTTCTTTGTGTACAAAGGGGCGATATTTGCTGACACTATTATTTATATTAGGATAAACGATGTTATCTGAAACTTTTTTATCCCAATATTTGAAACACCCGAGAAGGTCATCTAAGATAACCAATGTTTCTAGGCTTATTCGTTTCATCAAATAAACCTTAAGAACATGAGGATGTTGTCCGTTGACTACTTTGAACTCAGAATCAAAGTCATCATCAAGTTCATTCAGCTCTGACTTAAATGCGTATCTAAGTCGTTGCTGTCTTGCGACCCAATCTGTATAGATTGTATCACATTTCTCGCTATCTGCTATATCACCAATCCAAACCTTTGGGTCGTTGACAAGATTAGCCAGAATTTTTTCTTTTGGGTTATCATGTTTTGATAGCTTATAGAAAAAGAATTTATCTTTTCGAGTTTCAAAACTCGCTGAATTTAATCTAACCTTTCCATTGTATTTGAAAAAGTCATAAGTTGTTGTGAAGTGCTGCTTCAAAGCAACATAGTATTGATAAAGATCAAATGCATCCTTAGTTGAATACAAAGACATTAGATAGGCAACCTCACTATTTTTTCTACCAGATTTAAGCCTTCGGCTTCTTCATAGATCTTTGCTTTAAGGATGGGGCTTCTTCTAATGATTTCACCCAGCACCTCTATTTCTAGACCATTCTGCTCTGAGTATTCCACTATTGCATCAATATAACTAACTCCGGAATCAATCATATAGGAGATTTCTCGCATGATTTTTTCCGAGTTTAACTCGAGTTTAAGTTCAACCATTGAGAACCTTAATGCCTAAAGCCCAGTTTTCAGCAGTATCTTCAACATATCGAAGGGACTTTCCAGGAAAGGATTCTGTTTGAAACGCTTCACCTCGAGTGTCATAATATGTTATTTCGTATCCACCGCCTTCAAGTTCGATTTCTGCCCGTGCTTTGCCGCCAGATTCTTCTTTGTAAACAGTTGTTATTAAAGTCTTAGTCATTTTTTTGGTCCTCATCATCCGACTTTATGGTAAACGAATAGTCGCCTTCAGACAATACAGTATAATCTGCTGTAAAATTAACAGGCATAGTTTCGGTTAAAATAATTGAATCTTCTTGGATGGGCTCGCCTTCAAATGAAATAACTACATCTTCGTAGCCATCATCATAGACGATGCTGTAATCTTTAGGACCTTCAATTTCAAAGCTAATACTATAATCAGTATCTTTCTTTTTATTACTCATATCGAACCTCCTTATAAAAAAGAAGGCCGTTTCTGTTGCCAGGTAGGCCAGACCCCGCTCACCTTAATCAGGCAGCAAGTGCGTAATTGCTATCGTTTGCATTTACTTTAGGTTGTTGCGTTAACCGAGCTTCCGCCGGACATCTCCACTCTTCTCTTCAATCCTGTCGAACCTGTTCACCCCCATCATAAGCACCCATCACATAGTGTATTATAGGAGGCCAATTCTATAACCTTATAACCATCAAGGTGCTTATGGTGGAGGTGGGGGGAATCGCACCCCCGTCCAGAACAGCGTCAAATCGCTTCATCAATGTATGTTTATTTATAATACAACAAAAAGTGTAGGTTGTCAACCATTAATTAACATTCTTGCTAATCCTACTGAATCGATAGTGACCAAGAGCAAATAATTTGCTATCATGCCAAAAGAGCGGCGAGTCCAAGCAGCCCAAGCATAAATGCTGCACCCAATGATCCATACAGGATAAAGAACCATAAGAGGCGGATTAGGGACGGTAAGAGCCATCGTAATGCTACACCCAATAGAAATACCCCAAGCAATAAGTTCAAGGCAGAATCTAAGTCTATCGGAATACCAGTCATCTTTTATCCATAACCAAGTTTTTTCGAAGTAGTTCGTTTCATTCATAATATATTGTATGTTATTGCTTGGGGTTTGTCAACCGTTATTTTAAATCTTTATTATTGCAACTTGTGTCCGCAGTTAGGACATTTGGTATGCCCCATATGTTCTTCCATTTCTTTGAGAGTATCTTTTAGACCTTTCATCTGTTGGATATGCTTTTTCATCCAATCTTTTCTTCGGTCACTTTTAGCAAGCTCTAGTTCCTTTTCTAGATCTCTTTTAAGTATATCATACTTCTGCTTAAACACACCATAAAATCCTGTATTCATATCACAACCTCAGCTTCTGGGAATAAACATTTTTCTTGGAACTTATCAACAGCATCTGGATCTAACCCGAGAGACTTCATTACACGAGGTGTGTGCGGGTTTTGCTTCTGGAAGTGTGCATACCTATTCTGCGCTCCAGCGCCCAGCTCTCCTTGAATCTGCCCGTTGAATAACCCAATTTTATCGGTATACTGTCTTAGGGTACGCTTTGCAAAATTAACTACTTGGTCAATTTCTGCTTGCTCTTTGACCATACCAGCAGCCATCATCCCATCTGAAAAGATTTCTTTTGCCCAGTCAGGTAGTTCTCTTTCTCGATTCCATTTCAATTCTTCTGTACGAGCAGCGAACCATCTTATAAGGTGATTATCATCATCAATCGTTGGAGAAAAATCGTGGAAGGCACCAGTCATTTTGTTAGGACCAGCGATAACATCAAATCCGTAAATAGGACCATCGTTGGTATAATGGGGAAAGATACAAACATGCATCATCCATAGTTTATGCGATTCTCGAGCGTCTACAACATCGACATGAGCACGCCTAAAGTTGTTGCTATGCCAAGTACGGTTAACCCAGCCGCCATCAGCGTGATTAAACTCTCCCATCCCGGGTTCTTCATACTCACTAGCAATCCTTTCAAAGTTTTCAATGTAATGCTCCTTTAAATCAATTAATGCGTCCCAAATTTTACTCATCTACAAGCTCCTCAAAAAGACGGATAGCAAACTCAAAACATCTGTTTGCTTCATCTGCCATCTCATCGTTGAGAAGGGCTCGAGTCCGCTCTTTAAGTACATCCTTGTTTTCGAATTGATACATTGTTCCAGAACCCGGAACTTTCTTGGCAATCATTGCGCCACCATACATATCGCCAAAGTGTCTTACATATACATGTGCAAGCAATTCTTCTGGCGTTTTTTCAGCGATATATTCAATATAGGACTTTGACACGGGAAGTTGCAAAACATTATCATCTTGAATAATTCCATGCATCATTTGAATTTCAAAAAGGTCGGCAAAAATCTTTCCTGCTCTTTGAATACCATCAATACCCAATGCTTTAAAATCAATTCTAGTTTCTAAAACTGAATACATCAAGAATTGATTATACAAATATTTGTGATATAATTGAGGCGTAATTTCGCCGCTCATAAGAATTCCGGCAAATTTTTTACGCTCGGCATTCTTATGATTTTCCCATGTCAATTCCTTTAAGGACATTACAAATCTCCGTCTAGTCTCATTTGCTCTCTAATTTTAGTTGCAGAAATATCATGGATTTCTTTACCTAAATCATGTTCAGTAAAAGTATATCCAACCCCACGACCATATGAAATATTTACAATGTTAGGCACTTTCATACAGATAAAATCGTCTCCGTATTCGAATCCTTCATTGTGAAGATCAAAAGCAATACGCTTAACAACCTCATTATATTCAAACGGATTGTCATCTTGTCCTGGAACAAATTCGTTTGCTTCTGTATCAACAGGAACATCTCTAATCATAATGCAAACTTGCCCAGTAATAGAGTGGCATCGCTTAAACAATTCTCGGTGTCCTTGATGCCAAGGTTGCCACCTTCCAAGCATCTGCACCGTTGGTTTTTTCCAATCAAACGCCATTACTATCTCCTTTTAAACCATATTTAATGTGCTTATACCATACTCTTTCGTGTGCATAGTATAATACGAATTTAATAATTAAATCTGCCACAAACACAGCGCCTACGGCTTTAGGAGGTAACCCAAAGAACCATGCAATTGCTGCTGTTGTAATAGATGCTATGATACGCCAAGTTACGGCTTTAGCGAGGTGCCGTTTCTTCTCAACTTTCTCCATTGGTATTTCGCTTCATATATTTACTAACGACATTCACAAGTTGTTCGTGGGTATCATTAAACCAACCTTCGACTTTATAATCGACTTTTTGCGGAGGCACAAACATTTTATTTGTATCCTCAAATCTGCCTTCATCGATGGTATTCATCCAGATCAAAATCTTCATAATCACTCCATACTAAATGTTGAACATATTTTTATTTATATAGATTCTCCATAAAAGATATGCTTATCAATTACAACCAGCTTTTCATAATCAGCACGCCAATAAGGCTTAACATAATTGGCATGGTACATAATAGCACCTCGAGTTGGATCATTTTGATAACCCCAATTCATGGATACCCAATATGCAATTTTATTTGCTTGAGCCCATTTCTCACTATCTTTTGGGGTATCATCCCGTCCATCACACCACCAAGAAAAATGGCATTTATTCTTTAAAGGAACTAGTTTACCGTGAACTTCTTTAAACCATTTTGAATAATGTCCTTGTTTAACTACTTTACAGACATCGTTAGGATACTTGGGGTGAGCAACTCGATTGAGGGTTACCCAGGCAACTGCCTCTTGCCCTAAAACGGATTCTCCTCGAGCCTCATGGTAAATATTTAAAGCCAAACACTTAAGTTCTTGTTCAGAAAACCGATTATAATGTACAAGGACTTCTTTTTGTTCTTTTTTCTCGGGTTGAATTTGAATAGGTATTG